ATACCTATTTCCCTGGTTGGGACAGCAATAAAACTGTGCAAATGGTATTTTTACGTAATATCATGATTTTGCTGCGTGAGGATTTAATTAAGTTAAGGTTACCAACCTCCCCAAAACTCATGATCCAGAGCTTGCCTCGTCTAGGCATTGTAATTGATAATGCTTTTCCCAACTACCTAAATTCTAAATTAGGACCTTTACTTGTTAGGAAAATGCATGGAAAAAACTCAACTGGTCTTAATGCCCCTGATAAGGCTATTAGTTCAAGAACGGCACAAAAGAGAACTATCTCAAGAACAAGTAGCCGATAGGGTAGGTTACTCTTACTCTCACATGGCTAAACTAGAGTGTGGCCAACGGACCCCCGGATTGAACATGTTGATCAACTGGGCAGAATCGTTTGGCTACGAGATAACCCTAAGGAAAAAGTAATGCATAACTTCTTCGTACTGATATCCTGCATCGTCGTAAATCAGTCATGCCCGTTTAGTGGTGTGGTCAAAGTTCCAGTAATAGCTCAGAGCCAGTCAGAGTGCATGCAAAAGGCACAATCTGTTGCTGCACCATATGGCAACATAGTCCGTGTATCTTGCAGGGTGGGAAAATGACACCTGAAGAAGCACTTGAGCTCCGCATTGAACAGCTTGAAGATGCCCTTCACAGGATTGAACAATGGAGCCAATCCTACCCACTTGATGTCTTCCCTGAACCTGACTTGAAAAAAGCCAGGGCGCTCCTCGAAGCTGGCGGGATCACACTTGATTCCGTCAGTGCACACTGCATGCGGCATGTGATCATCGGAGTAGGCGAGATCGCTCGCTTAGCCCTGTATGTCGATAAGCCTTAGTGCACTACAAGAAAACTTCATTACACTCCTGACTTATGATGACAAGAATTGCATTACCATACGCAATCTTGTTCCTCCTGAGTTTTGGGGTGGGCCTTATGCTGAGATATCACGGCGAATCTATGAATACATAGACAGGTTCAAGCGTGCCCCTAAAGATCACATCGCTGATCTAATGGCTGACAAGATTGAAAATAAGAAGAACCCCCGTGAGTCCAGCCTATATAAGGATATCATACTAAGCATCCATGAACAGAAGGAGAACGCAAACTCCGACTACATCATGAGCCAGCTAGCCACTTACATTAAGCGGCAGTCATTTCGTTCAATTGCTATTGATCTCGGTAAGGCTCTTCAGCAGGATACAGACGAGAGTCTTGACGAAGCCGAGCGTTTACTTGGGCAAGCAAGATCTCAACAAGTCTCTGTCTTTGACGCCGGATTGCGACTAAGTAACAAGGATAGGGTCCTTGATTTTCTAGACCAGCAATCCTATTCCTTCCCCACCGGCATCCCTGAACTTGACAAACGTGGTTTTGGACCAACCCGCAAAGAGCTGTGGCTTTATATTGCCGCTGCGAAACGCGGTAAGACATGGATGCTTATCCAACTAGCTAAGATGGCAGTTATACACCGACTCAAGGTGGCACATGTCACCCTTGAAATGTCACAAGAACGGTGCGCGCAACGCTACATGCAAGCATTTTTTGCGATGTCAAAACGCAAAGAAAAGCGCATCATAACGAAATTCGAACGCGACTCCTTAGGTCGCATGGTAGGGTTTGATGAAAAAGAGGTTATACCAAAACTATCGATGGATGACCCGAAAATTCGGTCCAAGCTGGAAAAACGTATCACTGACTTTGGTTCGCGTTATCTCGATAACATTTTTGTTAAACAGTTCCCTACTGGTACTCTCACAGTTAGACAACTTGAATCCTATCTCGACGGCTTGGAGAGTAATGAACGCTTTATTCCTGATCTACTTCTCGTGGATTATCCTGATCTCATGAAGCTAGATGCCTCAAATATGAGGCTTGAAGTCGATCAGGTATATAAGGAGCTACGGGGCATTTTTGTTTCACGAAACATGGCTGGGGCAATAGTGAGCCAAGGCAACCGCAGTTCTGAAAAAGCCAAAAATGTCACTAGTGGGATGGTTGCTGAGGCTTGGAGCAAGATTGCTCATGCTGACTGTATCATCACCTATAACCAGACCGAGGCTGAGCACAAACTGGGCTTAGCCCGCCTCTACGTTTCTGGTGGCCGCAATGATGAAGACAAAATAAGCTTAGTCATTAGTCAGAACTACACCATGGGAACTTTCGTGGTTGACAGCATTCTTATGTCTAATGACTACTTCAAACAACTACCACAGGAGGAAGACAATGCTTAAGGCCTTAATAGCCGTAGCAGTAATACTAGGGTATCCTTTCGACGTAACTGTCAGATGGTACTTCTCTCACCCACCAGAAATACATTTCATATATATGCCTGTAGGAGGAGAGAAATGCTCAAATATAGTACCCCTATAATATACACCGCCTTCTTCCTTGGGATATTTTGGGGTTGGCTCACGTCAACGCCACCTGAACCACTAGACGGCCACGGCAATCCACAGATAGGGGTAATGCACAGTGATAAGGTTACGCTTAAAGACCCACACTAGGCCACGGCACTATTTTAATTTCAGATCATGGTGGCTTCACGAATTAAGACAATTACGTGCTAAAAACCGTATATTAGGTGTACACCCTCTTACTGGTAAAGCAAGGAAAGCTATTCAACGAGAACTAGTTAAGATTAGAAGGGAACTACAATGAATGAAGAAATGTCGGCCCGTAAAAAAGCTGAAATGATTGTCAAGATGACCAAAGAGGCCAAGCGCATTGAAAGACGTACAGGGGCGGAGAGCTGTATTGTCATATGCATCTTTGGTCATAAAAATGACACTGGGGGCACTACCTTGACATTTCAGGACGCAGGCCGGTTCCCTATGCCACCTGACCACTTCTATAGTGTCATGCAGCATGCCCATCAAAAGGGCTTGATGGATGAAAATCGATCTAAGATAATCAAACCGCATTAAAAGGTGGACGACGTAACCGGGTATCTGATCGGCAGGAATCCGGACGGTAGAAAGGTTAACTCGTAATGTAACACTGCGCCGTTGGTGTTACCGCCCACTAAAGGACAATTAAAATGGAATGGGTATTAATGGTCCACATAGCCTGCAATGGTCCTGGTATCATTGTAGACGAACCTAAGAACTGCGAAATGCGTACAGTACTGACATACAGCACTCAAGAAGAATGCCAACATTTAATAGATAACCATGAAATACCCTATCTTGGGGTTCCTTATGATGACGTATTTTGCAAACAAGTTCTTACACATAAGAAAACAATGCCAGAATGAGTATCAATGGGGATTTAGCAGCCGCATTATCTACCCGCCTCAATTGCTCAATTGAGGAAGCAAGGGGTCACGTCAAGTTCATCCTTGAACACGCTGATGATGCAAATTTCGCTGTTAAGTTTGCTAAAGCTTATGATGCTTACAATGTTTCTACTGCAATGTCCTTTTATTGGGATGTAATTCAGTTCCTTAAAGATACACAAGCGTGATCAACCCAAGGATAGTAAAGACGTTCCTTAAACGGCCCATGGATAATCATGAATGGCTTAAGAAGCTCTCACGTCATGAACTGTTGAAGGAATTTAAAAATGAGATCAAAACTATTCCTGACTTTAGCAACCTTTGGCTTCATCAGCTTGTTTGTCTTGTGCTGGTTGGTGTTTATGAGCGCTTCATGCTCCATCTGGATATGGGCGGAGGGAAAACCCTTATCAGCCTATACTCACTGCTTTGCAGAAAGATGGAGGGGGTACCTTCCAAAGCTATAGTTTTTGTACCCTACATATCTTCAGTAGACACATGGATTGAAGAGTGTAAACTTCGTACTCCTGATCTTACTCTGGTTCCACTGCTAGGCACCACTACTGAAAACCTGCGTAGGCTTGAAGAGAAGGATGGGGATGTCTTTGTAATTTGCTACGCGTCTGCTGTAGCCATGTTGTCCAAGCAAAACCCTAAGAAAAAGGGCTGGACAATAGATCCGAAGGATACCAGACGTGTCTTTGAAGGATTTGACACCTTCATCGCTGATGAAATACATAAATGCAGCAATCTTAATACTCTCACTTATAGGCTATGCCGCGCTGTTAGCCTACAGTGTAAATACGGTATCGGTCTATCTGGCACACCTTTTGGGAAAAATCCTGAAGATCTCTGGTCCCAATTTTATTTGATAGATTTCGGTGAAACCCTTGGTGAAACTAAGGGACTGTTCTACGAAGCTTTTTTTACTAAACAAAAAAACTATTTTACCAAATTTGACGAATACAGGTTTGACAAATCTAAAATGCCCATCCTCAAAAAGATGGTCAAACACAATTCAATTCACTATGATGCGGCTGAGATGCACGATTTGCCCGTCAAGCGGTACATCAAGCACAAACTCCCACTTCCCACTGCAATCAAAGACTACATCAGCATAGCTGCCGCCAAATTAATGGCATCAATTAACGACCAAAACCAAGAAGGGGCACGTATATCCTACATGCAGCTACGTCAACTTGCATCTGGGTACATGACCGTAGACGGTCAAAATAACACCAAAATAAAGGTTTCATTTGATAACAATCCTAAGCTTGATTACCTTGAGGAAAAAATTGATGCAATGGGACCATTTTCTAAAATGGTGGTTTTCCATCATTTTGTGCACACTAATTACCTCATTAGTAATAGGCTCACTGATCTTAGGATTAGACATGCAAGAGTGTGGTCGGGGCAGAAAGATACATTGGGAGAACTTCAAAAATTCAGAAAAGATCCAAATTGTAGAGTACTCATACTCAACGACATGTCAGGGTCCAGTTCACTGAATTTGCAACATGCCAATTACATGTTCTTTTTTGAACAACCTGACAGCCCTATCAATCGCCAACAAGGTGAAAAGCGTATCTGGAGAGCTGGGCAAATCAACCCAGTATGGATCATAGACCCCTTCATGGAGGGTACTGTTGATGAACGTATCTTCTATTCAAATAAACAAGGCAAGCAGTTGCTAGATCAGCTCCTCAAGGGAGACATTAAATTATGAGTAATAGCGGACTTAGTGATTTCTTAAGTCAGGTAGGAACTGAAGTGGCAACTAGACATGGACAACCGGCTGCTAACAGGCCGACTACCATAGCTGAAACCAATGGAGATTGGGCAAGAACACTGGCTCAAGCCGCTTGTTGGGCTCAGACAGGTAATTCTTACTTCCCAGTAAGCAACGTAACCAAGGCTGTGCCTCCAGGTGCTTATAAGTGCATGGTGAGTGACCAAGGCCCCTATCTTGAGAAAATGATGATCAACATTGATCATTTATTGTCACTGCCAGATAGTGCCACAGAAGTCCTACTTGAGGAATTCTCTCAATTTTGGAAATTGAGAGAGCAGTTCGATAACCGTGGTTTTACCTTCAAGCGTGGCATGCTCATGTGGGGGCCTCCAGGCTCCGGCAAAACCAGTGCTATCTGGCAAATGACCCAACGCCTTATTCAAGATCTCGAAGGGGCGGTGTTGTTTGTGGATAACCCACAAAATGTCATTTGGTGCATTAACGTCCTAAGGCGTATTGAACCAAAACGCCCCATCATCACAGTGATGGAGGATATTGATGCCATTATATCTCAACACGGTGAACACACCCTGCTAGCATTGCTAGATGGTGAGTTTCAGACTGATAACGTGGTGCATATAGCCACTACAAACTACCCTCAGTATCTGGATAGGCGTTTTGTTGATAGGCCATCACGATTTGACACAATCATGGAAATTGGCATGCCCTCAGAAGCAGCTAGAAGGGTCTATTTCAAAGCCAAAGAAACTGACGTATCAGATACCGAACTTGAGCGTTGGGTTCGCCTAACCGAGGGCTATAGTATTGCTCATTTGAGAGAAGTAATTATCGCCATCAAATGTTTTGGCCAAACTGAGAAAGACGTATTTGAGCGCCTTGACGCAATGCGAGATGCAATCAAAGTCAATGAGTATGGCGAATCACGTGGTAAAACTGGATTTATACAGACTTACCCAATTAAAAAACACAGGTAACACATGGACTGGGTGAGGTTCCTAGATGAAAATAATGTCCCTTATGTCACTCGCGGACCGAATACGAAGCGTGGGGAAGTTTCTATCAAATGCCCCATGTGCGGAGAAGATGACCCAAGTGAACACCTCGGTATCAATCTGCAAACTAAAGCGTGGGGGTGTCATAGAGATCCAAGTCATAGGGGGAAATCTCCACATTTCCTCATCCGGGCAATCCTTCATTGTTCCATACAACAAGCCAAATTCATATACGCACAGTATAACAAGGCTGATCCTGACACCTTAGATGCCATGTTGGCTTCACTTGAAGGCACAGATGATCCTAAAGAATCAGAACCTATTGACCTTGAACCTCAATTCAAAACCTTCATTAGAATAAAGTCACGTGGATTCACCGCACGTTTCTTCAGATACCTACAAGCCCGTGGCTATGACAACCCACACGACATCATCAATACCTTTGAATTACGTTGTGCCTTAGGAGGCCCCTACAAGGATAGGATTATTATGCCTGTCAGACACAACGGTGAACTGTATGGATGGACGAGCAGGGCATTGGGTAGCCCTAGAAATGCCCCACGCTATCTAATGTCCAGTGAAGCAGTAAAAGCAACTGTCTTCCATTTTGACACTGTGAAAAAGGGTGGAACACGTTTATTCGTGGTCGAAGGCCCATTTGACGCAATGAAGATTAATGACCATTCCTATGCTGACGTGCACGCAACATGCACTTTCGGCACATCCCCAACAATCAGCCAAATAGCATTACTCAGGACATTAGTTAAAAAATTTGATCAGACCTTTGTACTGTTTGATCAAGGAGCAGATGGACCTGCCACTAATTTGGCCGAGTGGATTAATGCACGGGTATCCTACTTACCAAACGGTATTAAAGATCCAGGAGATCTAAGCATCCATAGAATTGTGGAGCTCTTAAAACCCGGATTCAATGGGGTTTTTAGACCTTCTTTAGTCGAATTTGCACGCCAATATTTTACCCCTCAACTTGCTCAAAACCTATCCAAAAACAACGTCCTTCTATCCAGATTAATGAAATCAAAGCCTTGACCTTCTGTGGAACTTAGGTAATCCTAGGATGTATCCAACCAAGAGGGCAAGCCATGCACGCAGTTGAACGTGAAATCCTTGAAATTACCCGCTACAAAATCCAACGCAAATTCTCAGGCAGACAAGACTACTTGAAGTCAATCTTCAATGCAGTTCAAAAACTCAAAAATGACGAGTTTGATGAATTAACCGATGAAGCTGCATTGTGGGCCAATGCCTGTGTTGAATCCTATAATCGTGACAAGGACGCTGAATTACCTGACTTCAATGAAGTTGGTGATGAAGATGAAGATGATACATCTGAGAATCAGGAATACGGACCTGATGACGAGAGTAATGGCCAGGATGAAGCTGAGGACCTTTCTGAATCCGATGACAACGAGGGAGATAATCAGGGCAGTGATGATGAACCCGAGATGGACTCTGAAGATGAAGCAGAAGTTGATGAAGCAGGAGTTCAAACTTCCGGACTTGAGGAAGAGGATGATGAACCTGAAGAAGTAGTACCCCCTAAAAAGGTCAAAAAGGTTAAAAAGGTTAAAGAGGTTAAACAAAAGAAACCTACTAAACCAGCCCATCACCGTGAAGATGATGACAGCGATGTAGAGCTGGACAAATGGGGCTCAATGGTCGGTTCTAAAAATAGTCGTGCCTTGGCTATGTTTGAAAAGGGTGCTACAGCCGGTGAAGTGAAAGACCAGGTTGGTGGTACCTACTACAACATCCTGAAAAAAATGACCTCACACGGTCATAAAGTCGAAAAGGATGGTGCAGTAATAACACTTATTCACATGACCGAAAAACGTTCAAAGGTTTCATCACCAAAGAAATTTAAGAAGTGATACTGGAGTGTTGAGGTTTCCAAGCACCATATAGATAAATGCACGGTAGGGCTCAATACTTCTCCAGTCTACGCCCTACCGTGTACCTTACCTTAGGGAGATACCATGTCTACAGGTGATACTCCAATGATGGCCGCATCGGCCTATAGTTCACATTCCTACAATTTGGATAATCAGGCAGCCGCCTTAGATAATGATTGGGCGCAGCATTTAGTACGCAGAGCACAATTTGATAAAGATCCAACCCTACAAATGCATCAAAAATTACCCTTATATAAAGGAGTACCAATGTCTGTACGACGCGTAGTTCAAATCTTCATTGCCGACCCAAATGAGAATATCCCTCTTGAAGACTGCATGCTTCATGAAAGTGAAAGAAAACTAACTGACGCTACTGATCAAGAATTGTTCTTTGAACTTGATATCAAGGGTATCCTTGAAAGGCACAATGCGAAGCGCACTAAAGTAATTGACAAAAAGGTCAAAGATCGGACAGAATACCTTGAACCAGCTAAGGTTCGTGACTTGAAGATGGTTGTTGTTACTGTAGCTACTTTATGACTATGGCGGGGTAGCTCAGGCTGGTAGAGCATTAGGTCCA